CTCCAAAGGGAGGCTATATGCCATCCGAACTCATCGAAGCCGGGTTGAATTGGTTTGTCCAGGTTGTTCTCTGGATCTTCCAATATCTTTCCTGGTTAGAGTAAGTTCGTTTGACCGCTGAGATCGTCTCAAAGCGGAGGGACGGCGGGTGTACCCCTTAATTGGGGTACACTCGCTATTCCCTGTATATAACCTCTCGATGAAGAGCAGCCTCTAGTGAGCCGCCGGGTTAAACCGGTATCCCGACCTTTTAGGAGGTAATATGGCCTCTCAATCGGCTGGCAACGGGAAGTCAGGCTTCTTCCGTCAGCTTCTGAACGCCCAATATGACGCGTATATGAAGATAGCTGTGCGTAAGCACGGTCTATCAACAGATATGCTGCATAGAAAGGCCTCAGAGCTTTCGGATGAAGAACTGGCTTCCGCTGTTGCTTCGCTGCGTGATTTGGCACACTTACCGCCCGAGTAAGGGCTAGGTGTCCCACAGCCAGAGGATTTTCCTCTGGCTGCGGTAGCCTAGTACGGGGCTCATTCGCTATTTAAAATAGCGAACCTCAACCATACAGGAGATATATGGATCCTAACCGATGGGAGTGCGACGGAGTGTCCGATAAAACATTAGACATTCTCATTGCCCTTTCTTTCGGTTGTCTCCTTTCTCTCTCTGTATGTCTGGGGCTCAACGCTGTTGAGCTTGGTCTCGCCATTATGGGGGTTACCCTCTGATGGCGTTAAGTCCATACCTCAACTCTCACCCAATCGACCTAGCCTTTGCGTTGGGCAAATACGATAAAACCGTTCAGATGCATGACTCGACCTCCGTCGAAATTCGCCTTCTTATTGACGGAGCTATGGTGCAGACCACGGGTCCAGTGAGGCTTGAAAACCTCGCGAAGACCCAACGTCAGTACCACGGCTACGTACGTAAGAAAAGCAAAGTTCGCATGGAGTACGTTGTCACGCGTTCTGTTCGGAATTTTCCGTATGCACAGTCTGGCCGGCTTCCAGTTGTTCCGACCTACCTTCCAAATGGTAGGGCGACCATCCTGGTTTCCGGTTTGGCTGTGCGGTCGTCGAGCAAGTTTCGAAAAGCTCTTGCTCGGGCCCAGGCGTTATCTAAGAATCCCTGGGTGAGTAAGTCTCGTGATGGCAGGAGCACTAGCTTGCGTCCGAATCCTCAGATAGTTCGACGCCAATTTTTTAGGCATCATGAACTATACAACAATTTCACTCAAACTTCAGTGAGTGACTCTGTTGTTCCATATACCGGTTACTTCCGGGAATGGACGGGCGTTCGTACGCCAGGCTATGGCTCTCTTAAGAAACGTAGTCTGCCGGATAATCCGCATACTGCGCGTATTACCATCGTAAGCGATAACCGTTATCACTGGTACCAGGAGCAGGCTGCTTCCGGTACCTGGGATTTACGGATATCTCCTTACAGCGAGTTTTACTCAATGCCCGATTCTCCAACGCTGTTTAACGACGCGGCGGAGTTTAATGCACTTCAGCGGCTGATCTCGAAAGCTCAGACTGGGCTTCAAGCAAATATGGCCCAGAACATAGCTCAGGTCAGTCAGTTGTCTTCGTTGATCTTCGGGAATGCTACGAAGATCTCGAAGGCTTTGTATCAATTGAAGAAGGGGAACATTCCTTCAGCGATTAATACACTGACGGCAGGACGGGTAAGTCCTTCATGGAAGGGTCCGATAGGTTCTCCATCCAAAACTAAATCTGTGGCCAGTAACTGGCTGCAGCTTCAGTACGGGTGGAAACCCCTCTTATCCGACATTGAAGGGTTTATGACTGCCATGGGGAACTTAAATGCTCCCAATGACACCGTCCAGCGGGTATCCAGTTCGGCTACGGCACAGAGGCAGTTCAACGTCGCTTATCCCCCTGATCATGGACTTTTTATCGGGTCTGGCTATGGTAAGACAACTTTCATAGTCACCACGACAACAAAGTTTAAGATTAGGTTCAGGGTAGACGACCCCTTGACTGCTTTCCTAGCCCAAACCGGCTTTACCAATCCCATAAACCTCTTTTGGGAAATACTTCCCTTTTCTTTTGTATTTGACTGGTTCCTCCCAATTGGTAACTACTTGCAAAGCCTTTCGGCTTGGCATGGCGTTACTTTCTTAGGAGGTTCTAAAGTCCGATTCTCAAGAATTCGGGGAAATTCCGCCATCAACTACCACGGTGCGGCGAGTGGAGAACCTACGGTTAGGATCGATATGTCTGCAACCCAGACTAGGGATGAAGTTAGACTTGAGAGGTCAGCTCTTTCGAGCTTCCCCTCTCCGGTTCTTCCTTCATTCAATAGCGAGGGTTTATCAGCAGGCACTCGTGCCCTAAACGCTGTGGCTCTCCTCCTTAGCTCCCGTAAGTAGAGAGGATGATGGTTTCCAATCTTTAGAAAGGAAGTACTTACATGTCCGCTTTAGCGGCAGTGAAGTTGAGCGGCATCATCGATCACGCCCTGGCTCGGAAAACGACCAGTGCGACCGTTGGTGTCGATCTCACGATGAACCCCGAAGGGATTAACCCCCAAGGGGTCGCGTCGTGGGTGGACCGATCTGGCGGTATCGCCATCGGTTACCCGCGCCTGTCCATGTCGGTCCGTCCGCCTACCAAGGCGAGCCGGATCTTCAAGGTTCAGGTGAAGCTCGTTCTCCCTACTCTCGAACAGACGAGTCCCTCGACGATGACCGGTATTCAGCCGGCGCCGACGTTGGCCTACAACTGTCTCGCGAATATGGAGTTCATGCTGCCGGAGAGGAGCACTCTTGCTGAACGCCAAAAGCTGTTCAGCGCGGTTGCCTCCCTCTTCGCTCGGACGATCAACGCGTCTGATGACGTGCCTACCGATGCAACTGGTACGCCCGTCGAAGCCGCGGTGACGACGTTCGAGAACGTATTCTAACCAGAGTACCGGTTATAATACGCTGTAGCATTAACTCCAGGAGAATGCCATGTCTTCTAAGAAGTATGGCGGTAGATTCCATAAAGGAATCTCCAGCTTCCGCGTACCCGAGGGTGTACAATCCTCGGCAATTGCGGAGTTCTTAACAGCACTGGATTGCCCTCGTTCTTTAGCGGTTCTCATCCTCTTCCGTGAGGGAGAGCATGAGCAACTTGCTAAATTGGAGTTCAATCCCAAGGACTACAATTCTCTTGTAGACCTTCGCTCTGCTTACAGTGCCACCAAGTTTTTATCGAAGTTCTCGGGGTTATCCCTTGACTATGATTTAGACGAGGTGGCATTTAAGAAGTTCGACGAATTTGAACTTCTGTGTAAACAGACAAATAGTCGGTTCAAAGACTTATCTCGCGACCCCTTATTCAAGGGCCGCGCCGTTTGGCTGCATAACGCAGTCATTCGTAAAATTGATAAGATCCTTGGTGACTATTCGGCTGAAGAGATCTTCGCTATGCCTGACTGGGGTCCTGGCGCCTCTACTCTTATCAAGCGTAGAGAAGCCAGTCCAGCCAAGAAGTTCCGATGTGAAATCGGAATCACGCGTGATCTGTACAGTCTTATTCCTTGGGAGACCTTGCATGATGCTTATCCTGCTTGGTCCCTTCAACTTGTTAGCGCGGGTTTTCCGTGCTTTGAAGCTGGGAATAAGGTTATCACTGTACCTAAAGATGCGACGGCCAATCGAGTTATCGCCATCGAACCTGGAATCAATCTTTGGTTCCAGAAATCGGTTGGAGATATGATTGGCGCTCGCCTCCGGAGGTATGGGATCGACCTGCGCTACCAGAGCAAGAATCAAGAACTCGCTAGGATTGGGAGTATTTCATCCCGTCTAGCGACAATTGATCTAAGCTCCGCTAGCGATTCCATCGCGAGATCCGTCGTTGAGGAATTACTCCCTCGACGGTGGTTTCTTTTGATGGATGCATGTCGCTCTCATTACGGCGCTCGAAACGGGAAACCAGTTCTATGGGAAAAGTTCTCCAGTATGGGGAACGGATTCACATTTCAACTGGAATCCTTGATTTTCTACGCAGTAGCAACAAGCTGCGCAGATTATCTCTCACTCAGTAGTTCTGAAGTGAGCGTCTATGGCGATGATGTTATATTGCCATCTACGTGTTTCGAGTTATTCTCAGAGATGATGAGCTTCTACGGTTTCAAGCTAAACAGTAAAAAGAGTCATTTTGACTCGCTGTTTCGCGAGAGCTGTGGCGCTCATTTTTACTCTGGCATCGACGTTAAGCCAATTTATCTTAAAGATAAAGTTGACTCGGTTCCAGCGGTTTACCGCCTAGCAAACGCGGTTCGGCGCCTAGCCCACAGACGTAACTTACGTTACGGGTGTGATCTAGTGTTCCGTCCCTTGTTTGAGCACCTCGTTTCCTCAGTTCCGGTAGCTTTGCGCTTCCGGATTTCGGAGGAACTTGGTGACGGAGGCTTCATCTCGAACTTTGATGAGGCCTCCCCTAGCCGCGCGCGGAAGGGTAGAGGAGTGGGTTATCAGCCCGCCCCCTTTACCTGTCCGAACGTGGTGGAGGTAAGTAAAACTTACTACGATGATACGGTCGGCTATTTGCTAGCCGCCCTTTGGCGCCTTCATGCAGACGACTGCCCTGATTTTGGGTTTCGCGAGCATGTGGCTAGCGTCGTGCACCGCACTTCCGAAAGGGAGCGTGGTGAACGCCGTACCAGGTTCCAAGCGATCGCCAGCTTTCTTAATGAGTCTCATTTTTCGGGATATAACTCTGTCCCGCTAAATGGGCGCACTAAGTTCAAGCTGGTGAATAGCCTGGTTCAGCAGTGGTACGATCTCGGGCCATGGATTTAATCTTGGCCTTTTCCCATAACAAGGCTTAACGGCCGAGTATAG